GCCAGACCGTCAGCGAGATAGTGTATTTGGCGTTGCGGCCGTATCGTGTGGGTGGCAGGTATGTCTGGGGGCCACACTTGGGAAGGAGGGCGTATAAGCACCATTGGGCTCGGGCGTTGCGGAGTGACCCGTGGGAGTGGTTAGCCCAAGTGAGCAGCATGGAGGAGAAGTGTTATGGGCACGTTCCACTGTTGGCTGATATGGCGCGAAGGGTCCAGCAGTTGTTGAGACCCATCATTGGGGGCGAGAAACCATTGAAAAGAGGGGAAGATGTTGCGGCGAGATGTAACGCACTGTTACACAGAGGAATGTCGTATGATGCTGAGACGAAAGAATATATGGCCGCGTTGTATGGTGTGACAGCAGAGGATATCGATGAGGCCATTGAAGAAATTGAGAGCGCGCAGCGCCTTCCCTTTGTCCTTTCTCACCCAGTGTGGGAGAGGATAATGAATATTGACAATTTGTGAGGCGGCTCGCCGCCTCACCTGCCAGTCATGAGACTGGCGGGGTCTATCTTTTGTGACATCCAGACACGATTTCGCGCCAGACTTTGAATTTCGCTAACCTTTTTTGGCTATTGTATACAATTGTCCTTGCCATAGTCAATTATGCCTCAGCGACGCAACCAAGATCGCCTCAGGCGACGCAGCACATCCAGGGGACGGACCATGCGCTCCCAGAGCCTGGACAGTCAGAGGTCGACCAGGTCAGTGACCTTCCGGGTACCACAGAACAACGGAACACCTCGCAAGCGGATGAATTCGAAGAAGAGGCCCTTTACCCAGCAGGGGTATGCCATCAATGGCAAAGGCTGGACTGGGAGGGGAAGGCAAGAACAGCAACGCGGGTCATGGCACAGACGGCGCAGTTCGTCCGGCAAAGGGTCTCACAAGAGGTCCAACAGCCAGAGATCTGAGCAGAGAAGTGGGCGTGGGAAACGCAAGCCTAATGTGAAACGGATGGAGGTCATTCGGTATAGTGCTTCACAGGACCCTATCATCTCAAGGGCTGCTACTTCAGTGGCTTTGCAGATGGAGGGGGCCCTTGTCCGACTGCCTGGGAATGATATGGACATGACCAGCATCAACAGATTTGTCACCACCCAAGTAATCACAACCAATAGTTCCGCATTCACCTCCTTGGGCAACTATTGGTTTTGTGGCATGAACGGGACATATCTTGATGCCATGTCCTCTGCTAGTTCGTATGGTACTGGTCTTGGTGCCATTTTGATCTTCAGCCCGCAACCGTCCCGGCCCCTCATCTATACCACAACCAGCCCTAACACACGGATGCTGTATTTTCCGGATGTCAGTTTG